TGCTTCTCGCGATCCCTAATGCTAAAGCTAGAGAATCTTGAGTGACATGTCGTTCTGTCATAAGTCCCTTTAAACGATCCAAGTTCACATTAACCATATATGATTCCCCTTTCTGTCGCATTCCTGCGACTTGATGAACTAAGCATAAATCCCTTATAAGCACTTGTCAATATAAAAATCGCAAATACGCGACTTTTATTGTTGCAATTTTGCGACGTGGGTTTATAATTGTAGCCATACAGGAGGTGCCACATATGAACGTTGGAGAACGAATGAAAACTATTCGTAAAGAAAAAGGCATTAGCGCAGATTCTCTTGCCGACAAAATTGGCGTCTCTAGATCAACGGTTTTTCGATATGAAAAAGGAGACATCGAAAAGGTTCCAATTGAAGTAGTTGCAAAGGTAGCGAATGCCCTCGATATTAAACCAGAAGTTTTAATGGGTCTGAAAGCTGACACCGTTGTGGATAAGATTCATGACACGGTGGTTCAACTCCACCCTTCACGTCAGCAGAAAGTCTACACGTACGCGGAAAAGCAGCTCAATGAGCAGCAGAACCCCGATAACGTTGTCAGCTTAGATGAAGCGCGTGTAGAACGTAATCTTGATGAGCCAGCGTTCAATGTTGAGGTTGATGGTATTGTTGCCGCTGGATATGGTGCCTTTAATGATGATCGCTATGAACCAATGGACACGGTCAAGATTCCGGATAGTGCTATACCGCTACACTATGATTACTGTTTCAAAGTTGTTGGCGACAGCATGTCCCCCTACTACGAAGACGGCGAGTTTGTTTTTGTCCAGAAAACGCAAGATGTTACTAACGGCATGATCGCGGTAGTTGATATTGATGACATGACATTCATTAAAAAGCTGATATTCGAACAAGATCGTTTGTGTCTTCGTTCATTGAATGATGATGTGGACGAAAAAACGGGTGAACGTATCTACCCAGACTTCTATGCTGATGAAACTGATACCATTGATGTTATCGGTAAGGTCGTTGGATCATATGCATTTAAATAAATAGCTAACCTACGTCCAAACCCTGATCGACGTTAAAAGCTGGATTTTTTGGAGGGGAATAATGGAACCACTTATCTTAATTGCCTTTTTGGGATCGTTCCTATTGGCTGCAATATTTGGCACATTGTCTATAGTTCAAAGAAAGGATCCGAGAAAACTAAAGCGGAACCTTATTATTACCGCATTGTCGGCTGTAGCATTTATTGCAATCTTTTTTTGGATTGGCACCTACTCGGGAGAAAGCAACAGGTCAGCTGCGTCTAGTTCGTCTTCAAAAGCTGAATCGTCAAAGGCAAAATCGTCGCAAGAAGATGATGACAGTTACGAAGACACTGATAGCGATGACTCTGATGATGAAGAATCATCAAGCACAGAAACATTCAACGCAAATGACTACAACACTGGGATCACTTATGAACAGTTGGCACGGACTCCAGACGACTACAAGGGCAAGAACATCACTTTAACGGGCGAAGTTATTCAAGTCGTTGAGGGTGACGATGAAACTGATTTGCGTGTTGCAGTTGATGGTAATTATGACAATGTAATTATGGTCGGTTATGATCCAGATATTATGAACGGCTCTCGCATTCTAGAAAATGACAAGATCACCTTCTATGCTGAAAGCTTGGGTACCACCACTTACAAATCTACCATGGGTGGCAAAATCACAGTTCCATTGGCTTTGGCCAAGAAGATTGATGACGCCGGAACTGCTCCCGACGACTATGGTGATTAGTCCCTTCCCCCACGCAAGCGGCGTCCCCGTGCAAGCCGGAGAGTGTAGCTGGATACAAAATAAAAAGCGCCTACCCCACCGGCTAAAGTGAACGGGTAGACGCCTAACAAATAATCGGAGTCATAAGGCTCTTTGTATACTCGATTTTACCAGAAAAGGAGGAATAATGCATGGCAACATTTAGAAAACGCGGCAAATATTGGGAATACCGTGTTAAGTATACGGATTCCGCCGGTAAGCAGCTGGTTGCTTCACACGGCGGGTATCGGCTCAAATCATCTGCGCAAGATGCTGCAGAAGCTGTTGAAGATGACCTGAAACGTGGCGGTGATCCATCAAAGCAAGACATTCTGTTACTTGATTATTGGGATCAATGGGTTGAAGCATACCGAACCAATGGCAAGTCAATCAACACTGTATACCGTTACAAGCTTTTCAGAAAGCACCTAAAGAGCCGATTTGATGGGCGAAAGCTTAATTCTATTCGACCTATCGAATGGCAGAAATTTATTAACGATTTTGCTGCTGGCAAAGATCGCAAGGATAAAACCACACGAAAGCGGCCACGTGAGCGTTCGAAAGATGTTGTTACCAAGATGAACAGCTATGTTCGTGGGATGGTAAAAGCGGCAATCAATGAACGCATTCTATTTTCTGATTTCACCTTTGGAACGAAGACATCAGGCGTGCGCTCTAGTGGGAAAGTAAAGGTGCTAGACAGCCGCGATTTCGCTAAGGTTAAAGCAATTGCTATTGAACGGGCTTCGTACCGCAATATCGGGGCGCTTGCTGTTTATATTGGCTCGATGACTGGCATGCGAATATCTGAAGTGTTGGCTTTAACTTGGCCTGACATCGATACTAAGCTCGGCGTCATTCATGTTACGCGTTCTTGGGATCATTTGTATGGAACAGGATTCAAGCCAACTAAAACTGATTCGTCAGTTCGCGACATTGAGATATCGCCCAGCGTCATTGAGCTTCTTAATAAGATCCATCAGGAACAAGCAGCATCTTATCTTCGTACTGGATATCGTGACGAAGACCAGATGATTATGCGTGATCCACGTCACAACGTGATTACAGACAGCGCATGTAACAAAGCCCTGCACGTCATTCAGAACAAAGCTGGGATCCCTGAAGATAAGCAGATCACCTTTCACGGGTTGCGTCATAGCCACGTCAGCTACTTGATCAGCAAAGGCGTCGACATCTATTATATTTCAAAGCGGTTGGGTCATTCAGACGTGACTATTACGATGAAAGTCTATGGTCATTTGTTAGACTCACAGAGAAAACAAGAAGCACATAAGGCCGTGTTATTCATGGATCAGCTATGATTGTGTTTGTCCCCTTTTTGTCCCCCGAAAAATAAAAACAAAGGAACTCTAAAGATACCTAAATTGCTGTAAATGCTGATACATAAGCTTTTTAAAAAGCTAAAATAACCTAAAGAAAGCTAAATAATGCCTCCACCGGGCATAACTGATAGCTATGTATCAACATTTGAGGTATCCTTGTCCCCTTTTTGTCCCCTTTGGCTCGCAAATCTAGAAGCATCCAGAAGCAAGTTATTAAATCGTGTTTCAACGGCTTCGCTGTGGCTGATGATTTATGCACAAAAATAAGCCTCCCACCCAATCGGGCAGAAGGCTTATTTTTGAAAGCACTCGCACTTTTCTGCACACCATGTTTGGACCGCAAGTGCCGGATTTGTACCACAAAGTAATGAAAATGGCGTTTTCAACTCAAAACCGTAAATCTCAAGATATACTCGAAAGCTTTACTTGAATTTTTTGTGCTGGGGATCTATGCGATGAATAACAAAATAGTCTTCATCATTATAGTAACCGTGCACTCTAAATTTAGTTCTGTCTTGTCCGAAATGGTACATCTCTTTCTTCTCGCCATCGACTTGTTCGATGTTCTTCGCGCCATGTGGTCCATCAGTTCTCAACAGAGAACTCTCCACTTGAGTAATCGTCAACCCTCGCCCAACTGTGGATGTTATAAACTTACTAAAGTTTTTTATATCCTCAACTCTCATATCTTTGAACTGGTAATTATTTTCTAAAACATGTTCAATTGAGAGCTTAAAACGGGCAGTTGTCCGAGAATCCGATGCCAACTGTATGCCTTGCGGTTTATCTGAGGCAAAATTCCTATTCGTCAATATCCTACCGAAGGAGGACTTACTTTGCTCTGTGCTTGTGTGCTTGGTCAACTGGTTCTTCTTTGACTTTCCCACGGTCAGTCACCTGAGTAAATGGACTGATAAAACTCTTTCATATCTTCATCAGCAATGCGCTTATTACTGTGTTCCCCTGGGCCTAACTCTGCTCTGGCTTTTTTCCAAGGCATTTCTTTATGGGTCAAAGCCTCAAGCTCGTTAGCCGATTTATCGCCATACGTGACCCAAACAGATTCTAAAAGATTATCCAGGTTCTCAGAATTAATCTCAATGGGCTTGCCTTTCTCAATATCAGTCCAGCCATATTTTTTATAGTCCTGATACAAATCCATCGAAACCGGGCCATGTGGCCAAGCTTCAAAATACGTATCATCGATGACTGGATAGTGTAGGAGTGCATTGCCCCAAGCCTGAAAATAGTAAACAAGTTTCTGAAGCTTTTTAGGCGACATCGCAGACTTTGATAAGAACCATGCGGCGACGTCCTTATACGACATATGCTGTTCCATCTGTTATGCCCCTCCTTTGATTTTGGTGATTTCTTTAACCACAACTCAATCGTATCATATCCAGTGTCAAGTCTGTTGATAAACCCTGTGTATAACTCTTGCAAAGCCTATAATAAAGGCATTTCAGACATAATATATAAAATATACAAACTCGCTCTAATCCCTGATGCTATGCGATTCTTAAAATTCCTTCATAAAAGGAAAAATTAGAATATTTTCATTTTAAATTCAAAATCGGGCTAAAAATAAGCCTTCCACCGCGGTTAAACGGCAGAAGGCTCTTTTTGTGGTGTTACCGAATCAGCAATCGCTGTCCAGGATGAATCACGCTGTTGATTGACAGACCGTTGTTGGCCGCCAAGGTATACATGTTGACACCGTATCGTTGGCCAATGCTCCAGAAGCCGTCACCCGACTGTACCGTGTAGTACGTGTGGCTTGAATAACTTGTGCCAGATACTAGGATAACATCGCCTGGGTGAATCACACTGTAGATTGACTTGCCGTTGTTAGAAGCCAAAGTATACATGCTCATGCCATACTTGTAAGCAATCGACCACCAACTGTCACCAGACTGAACCGTGTAGGTCGATCCTGAGCTTACTGATGGCACACTGGTAGTTGTCAACAATTCAACATTGCTACGATTGATCCAGCTCATGATGCCACCAAGCAATACGTTAGATCCAGATACTTGCTGCACGGTGTACGTCTTGCCCTGAACCCAGCTAGGCATTGCGACACCGTTCGCCCAACGGGTTGTACCGAAGTTTACCTTAACACTATCACCAACTTTGATCTGGCTAAGCGTGGTGTTGTTAGCTTGCTGGCCTGCGTTGGTTGCCGGTGTATCGGTTGATGGCTTGACGTATGTCTTGCCGCTGTCAGTTGTCGCGCTACCGTTGTAGCCTGAATCAGTGATGCCGGTTAGATCAACGTTGCCATCAAGTCCACCAGCGCGATAAGTTGAAGTGAACTGGAAGATGCCAACATTGTCGAAACTTGGGAAGTAGCCATAATTCGGCACGGTAGTGACATTGTAATCAGGATATTCCGCAAGCCACAACTGATAGTGGCTGGCAATTTGTGACAAGTCGATGTGGCTCATCAAGAAACTCTTATAGCCGTAAAGCATTGGTGTGTAACCAGCATCGCGGATATAGTCGAGTGCCCACAGCAAAGTTGACGTGTTGGTCGACCCAGCTTCATAGTCAAGAGCAACAATCGACCCTTTTGGTGTCTGAACTTCAGACAAGAAATGATCTAGCACTTGCTTGGCCAAATTCGTATTGTCAATATTCTGCCACCAGATATAGGTGTGTGCTCGCTTGCCAGCGGCAATCAACGATGCAACCTGTGTCTTATACGTGGTTTGCTCGTACGTGCCGTAGCCGCTATAGCCACCGATTTGAGAGATGCCGAACTTGTCAGTGGAATAACCAAAGACACCGTTATCTCCTTGGTACCGGCTCCAGTCGACACCTTGATCTCCCTTGGCCGCATTGACCTGCGATGGCAGGGCAAAAGAAATAGCCGCCAAGAAGGCGACTACCAAGGTGATGAGTTTAGTTTTAAATTTCATGGGCCCTCCTTATTGCTGTGGAGCAACAGATGATGGTGCCAGCTGAGCCTTAACTGCGTCTGCGGCTGCCTGAGCTGCGGCCGCTACCTTGTCTTGATTAGATGCTTCCTGATCAACTGGCTTTTGTGGATAGGTTTCTGCCAGACTATCCTTCAAATCCGCATAAGCTTTCTCAACCGCGTTGGCAATCGTCTGCTCGTCTGTGCTGGTGAAGCCGAGCGATTTTAAGCCGTCTTTCACAGCCTGAATGGCAGTCGATTTCTTAACCGCACCGTCAATCGCCCGTGTCACACCAAGCTGTTCTGCCGCAGTTACGGCTGCATTTGCCAATGGGCCTAATACCTTTACCAAAGTCAGCGCTTGCTTGTTAGCCAGCAACTGTTTTGAGATCCAAGCCCCAATGATTGGGACTGCTGCTACTGCAAGTGATACTAAAAGTTCTGTCCAGTTATTCATGATCATTATCTCCTTTGATGCCTACATGGTCTTCCAATCGAGTAATCCTAACCGAGTGACTGCCAAGCTCGTCATCGTGTGTCCTCAGATGTTGTCCCAAGTCTGCCAGCGATTGTTCGTGCAGTTTGAGCTGACGATTAATCGTCTCTGAAAGCGTTTGAATATCAGAACGTAATGGATCTAATGCAATCTTTTTGAACAGCCAGCTGCCCGCACTTACTCCCACCCCGATGATTGATATAACCTCTGCCCAGTCACCAATCGTGTATCCAAAAAATGTCACTTTCTCACTTCCTTCCATAAAAATATCCGCTAGCTTTTGCTGGCGACATAGTCACTGCCTGTTATTTGCTTGTATTGATCTGGGGTGATCATTATCGGTACATAAGGTGTTAAATCAATCCCCCAACTGTAAAGTAGTGCACACTGATCATAATTAGTCACTTGATTTCGCCGCCTTTAGCTGTGCTACCTCAAGAGTTAAATTTGCGAGTAGCATCTGTTCTGCACTCGGTGTCACTTGATTAGCCTCTTTTTCTAGTGCTGCTTGTTTATCGGTATCTATGACAACAGTACCGTCATCAGCCAGTTTTGAGGCGCCAATGGCAATCTTTTTCAGTTCTTCCGGTGCAATCAGAATGGCTTTCTCATCATCGAATGGCGTTTGCCACTGACTGCCGTCCCAAAACTCCTGCTGGTAGCCAGTGATATATCCATCTTCATCAGTGCTAAAAATTGCTTTTACTTTGTCAACTTCCATAGCAACCTCCTAAACTGCGTATACCTCAGTCATAACCGCTTGTGCACGCGATCCGCCCTTGTTTTCATCAGAACCAACAATGTGTGTGTCGTCATACCAAAGTGTCTTAGAAATGGTCCCAACATTAAGCATGGTAAAGGTGACTCTCAAGTAGTTAGCGCCGGTTGTGTTGTAAGCCAACGCTGCCTTTGGTAACAGCGTGAACGCATAGTTGTTATACGTTGGCGATCCGTTTTGAAAATAGCTCCATGCAATTAACCATCCAGATAAAGTCTTTGAAAGTGGTGTCGATATTGTTGCAATATCAACCTGAGATGGATAGAAAGCCCCATGCCACACAAGCAAGTTATTATTTGCTAATTGCAAGACTTTTAAAGCGTCTAAACTGCTGGTGATCCACTCAACTGGGCTACTAGATGTTACTTGGTAATTGCTTCCCAGCGTTAATGTACCCAAAGTAGCTTGAACGCTTCCCATCAGTGTCCCATTGTTGTAAATGTTGCTTAACAAACCGAACTGATTGAGCTCAGTGTGGGTGATTTGACTATTGGTGGCATCTGAATAAGCATCCGTGACAATCGATCCATCAGCCATAGTGGTCGTTCCGTGAACACTATAGTCAGCTACTCCATCGGGCTTGACGCCTGTAAACGAAGAGATGAACTTAGATCCAATGAAAGTAACCCCATTGAAGGTCATCCCATTAAACGTAGCGGCCGAAATGACACTGGCGTCAATTTTGTTAGCCTGCCATGTCGAACCATCATAGGTATAATAGCCTGTCACAACACCACTGCTATTAGTTAACCAATGCATATCGCCTTTTTTAGGACCGGTCGGATAAGCTGTGCCAACGGTAATGACTGGCACATTATCGCTGCCATCTTTGCCATCACGTCCATCAGCTCCTTTGAACAGCGCCCACGAGTATTTTGTCGGGTCGGTGCTATCGGCTTGGGTCTGGTCAACATATTGGCCAAAATAAGACTTACCATTGCCATCTGTGGTTGAAAAGCCTTGTTTCCCATCAATGCTGTTAGCATAGGCTGTATGAAAGTAGCTAGTTTTGCCATCAGCTCCCTTAGGGCCCGGCACACCATCAGCACCATCAGCGCCCTTAATCAATGCCCACTTGCCAGCGTAATCTGATGGATCATCGCTTGGGACTGATGTCTTGTTAGACCAAACGATTGCCATATACTTTTTACCGGCAGGTAAAGCGCTCATATTGGTGCCCTTATCATCATCAGCGTAACGAACCCATGGATATTTTTCTGTTTGCTTTGCCAAACCGTTAATCATTGCAACAATTCTTGGGTCAAGATCGGATTCAAGCAAGCTGTAGTTACCAAAAACAGCAGTATCACTGTTTGGCACTGTGTAATGATTTTTGACTTCTAACACACGGGCGCTTAGATAAACTGGCGGATGATAGTTGTGGTGAGCAATTTGTACATAATCTCCAATATCGGCCTTAATATCAACAACATCTGCTTCGTAACTTTCTTTTGGCGTATTGACAGATTTTAATTGAGTAATCGTTCGGTTAAGCAATTCGTTTGGATTGCTTGTATCGTAGCTGTAGTTACCAACAAGGTAACCTTTGGTCGCCGATCTGTTTTGAGGATCAAAAGCTCCTAGACGAGCCCATGTTTTTCCTGCCACGCGATCATAAACCACTTTGTCACCTTGCGGGCTAAAAAATTGGCCGTCATCATAGGCAATATCAGCAAATGTAATTGGTTCTTGCTCTTGACCTGTATCAGTAGTTGATGTAGGCGTACTACCATATCCTGCCATGGCAGTATGCAACGAATCAATCGTACCACTAGTCTTTAGCGCGGATAGATTGACTGCATCCACAAATCGCTGTTGCGTTTTTCCATTGCCGATTTTCTTCCAAACATTGACAACCTGTTCAGTAATGGTCGAGCCATCCATTTTGACTACAAATTCAAGCTCTGCTCCATCAAACTCATTTGCAATATCGCCAATACGCTTCAGCTTGGTATCTTCTTGGCCATCAAATGACAAAGTTCTGGACAGCGTTGAAATTTCATTGATACCTAGCGTCCATCCCGTATCGGCCAAAAGTTCGTTAGCATAGTAAGCAAAGCCATGCGGTTCTTTATATGTGACTTTGTCTGCCTGCTCATTAATGAGATCCATCCCGATGTCTTCGGCATGCCATGTTTGCGTGAAGTCATCGCCATCATGGTCAATTAATGTACAAAGTTTGACTTGATGATATTTGTTTGTATAGGCAATATAGCCTCCCAATGAAAGCTTTTGGGCATCTGGATGAGTGTTATCAACGGTGAATTCATAGCTTGTGATTGCAGTATTGTTAGACAAAACAATATCTTCGGTATCGTCGTAAATTGGCAAACTATTCCTTGCGTCAGTTGAAGGCGCGCAGAGGACATGCTGATCACGCGATAAAATAAACCATTGCATCTGTATCACAACCACCCTTCACGAAGCTCTGTCGATACTGCTGGCAAATTTGCCCACGGGCTTACTACTATTCCTAATGTTGACTGTCCTGGCGGCGCAAGCAATGGCTGTGAGCCAATGTCGACACGATCCCAGTCGGTATACTGATTGATTTTCAATAAATTGGTTGATGAGTCTAGCGTGACGACATCTCCCGCTTTAAAGTAGTTAGGCAAGTCTTTGTACAAGTCGACATAGTCCTTCTCAAAATTCCACTCAATCAACCCAAAGTAGTGTGGAAGTGGCAAATCTGCCCATTGTAAGAAGCTAAACGAAACATACATTACCTTTGTGTCTGCGAATTCTTCGCACGTATACGTTTGTGCGGTTCCGCCGGCTTCACCACCCCAAGCAAAAATGAATTGACTGCCCGTTTTTCTGATATAGCAGTGACCTGTGAATCCTGGTGAATTGGCAAAGTCTTCTTCTCTTACTTTCTTTTCGTTTAAATCAAAACGAACATTGAAATCAGAAGTCGTCTGTGACATGTCGGAATAGAGAATTCTTGCCAAAGCCTTTTTGTCTTTGTCGTATATCGTCATGCAAATTTGGCCAACCTGGCGCGTATCGCTTGGAGAATCCAATGACAGAGCTCCTAATCCTGCGTGCATTCGCAGAATGCAATTTACTGCTCCCACTTCACCGTTTGAATCAGCGGGCAGTTTATAGATTAACGAAGGCCCATGAGGACCGTAATTATTTGGACCAAAATCAGATGGCGTGGTGATACCCAAATAGGTTGTCGAGTCTGGATTAATTGTGACGGTCCCTGTTTGTGTCATCACGCCCTGATCGGCAGGTATCACGGCAAAAGAAGGGTCGTTCAGTATATATTTGTCAATTGTTGGGCGTGTCTTAACAAGCATTTGAGAATCATCGTAGGTTTTCCCGTTTACTTCCTTCGTATTGCCTACTTGATAATATCTGCCGTTAAGCGTCAGCCCTAAAAAACCGTCATCTGAAGAAAACTGGCTCGTTACTTTAACAGGGACCGGTACTGTTCCGCTATTTTTAACCGTGATGGTGTCGGTATAGTATGCAGCATCTGCTGGGTTAGGTGACCAAGGAGAAGCAGAAGTGCCTATTTCAAGCTTAACGTGTCTAAAGGTAAGCGTAGATGTTGGGCAAAAAGCGTCTACGGCAAAATTAGGATTACCGGCATCAAAATGAACCGAATTGATAGTCCTTGTGAAATATAGCCTGATATATTCATCAGAATCGACCTGTTGAGTTGGACTATCGTCTTCCCAGCCACTGCCTGTAAAATACCCGAAACCAATATTTCCTTGGCCTTTAACGTCCACTGAAATAGTGACTGTTGCTCCGGAAGTAAGCCAGCTTGAATCGTTCGGATCAACAACAGTCTGAATAACCGACTTGCTCGTATTAGTTGCCGTTGTAATCCCGTCATGAGTCGTTGTCGTACCATCAGTACTCCATATGACAGGATTCCAATCATCCCCAGTGTTGTGCAGCAGATTATTAGAGAGATCCTTGTATGGCATGTTGTCAAACGTCTTCGTGGCTACCGAGTGCGCAATGCCATCGGGGACAAGAAAATTAATAGTACCAGTGCCAAGAAAATAAGCCCGGTCCATATCAATCTTGCCGTCAACTTTTGCATACCAAAACTCATCAGGACGATCATCAATGATTAGCTTTTGAACATCCGTGCTATAAAGTAGCGGCGCTAACTGTCGTTCAAATTCACGACGAGATAGCGCCACAAAATCATAAGTCACTGGAATGATTCTAGACTTAAGGTGGCTTCGAACCAGCATTTCTCCGTCTGATGCACCGACAGACTGGGTTGTATTCTCAACTTCAGAAAAAACGCCACGGGCCGCACTGAATTGAAGAGAGGAACTGCCAATCTTATGATCTCCGAATATTAAATTTGCCACTTAGAAAATCCCCCTTCTTCTATTACTCATAATGGTGTCTCTGTTTTTCAATTTATTTATTGTTGGATATAGCCACCGTCCTACTTCACGCCCATTGTCGAGAACAACCTTGCCTTCAGGAACAGACGGGTTACTAATCTGATAAGTTGTTAATTCGATCAGTCTTGCTAGCAAATCCTCAACACGACTATTGCTACCACTAGAAATGCTGGTAACAAAGGTTTGCGGATTCAATTGGTTTATTCTATTAGCAGCGCCTCCGAAGTCTGTGGTGCCGCCAGCAAAACGCGGAATGTTCATACGTCGTGCTTTGTCAGCGGGAATGACCATCGAATGCCGCGGCAATGGTGTTACCACGTTTCGCTCTTTGAACATAAACATGTTGCCGCCAGGTGTGATGATCGGTTCTTGGTAATTAGATCCAGGGGCATCATTGACCATCGCCAGTGAACTCGTTCGGAGATCATTAGTTCCGTGCTGCAAGTGAAGGAACTTCCGAATAATGCTCGGAATATTAACCACAAAATTTAAAGTCTTCGTGATGACTTCATTCCCACCAAATGCGCTAACTGCACGTTTGGCGGCACTTGCGGGTCCTGTCGTATTATCATGGCCTTTGAAATATTTATCTCCCGGATTTGTTCCATTAAAACTTCCGATACTGTTTTTACCAGATCCGGCAGCCCCCACAACGCTTGAAGCATTACCCATGAAGTAACGCATTGATGGGTTAGTTCCATTGAAACTGTTGACTTCGCCCTTACCTTTTTCAGCATGCGTCGTCACGTTTGAGGAATCCCCATTAAAGTAACGTGCCAACGGATTAGTCATGTTAAAGGTATTGATCTCACTCTTACCGTGTTCAGCATGTTGAGTGACATTAGAAGAATCGCCAGTGAATTGCTTCATCCCCGGCTTGTAAGAATCATAGGAGATTAGATCTCCTTTCGCTTGCGAAGTCTTCGTCAGTAAATCATTGACGTTAGCCGTCAACTCTTTCGGTCTCGGGTGTTTGGCCTCGTATGCATCTACATCAATGCCTGCCTCAACTAGTTTGGCGCGGGCATCAGCATTATTTACCAATAATTCTTTGGTCTTTGACGGTAATTGATTCCACAAACCAAACTTGGCCACAGCGTCAGCAAGCTGTTCCTTGCCTTTGGCCTGAATCAGTGCCGTCTTAGCCTCGACTGACAACCTGTTCCAAGACTGTGCTTCAATCATGCCTTGAATCAAGGTGGCTGTTGCTTTATCTTGCACAATCATCTGCATCTGCTTAGGTGTCAGTTGGTTCCAACCGTTAACTTCATCAATTGCCGTGACTAGAGATGAATAATCACCCTTAACCACCGCCTGCATTTGCTGAGGAGTAATCTTGTTCCACAGGGCCAACTGGTCAAGCATGTCAGCGAGTTTACCCTCGCCCACGGCTTTAAGCGTTGTGTACTGATCTTTGGGATCGATTGACTGCCACACGCCCAGATTGAATAAGACGTCCTTGAGTTCGTCTTTACCCTTGGCATTGATCAACGCAGTTTGTTGTTTAAGTGTCAAACCCTGCCACTTGCCAGATTGCGTCAAGATATCAATGAGTGGCAAAGTAGCCTTGTCATGAACGATCGCTTGCTGTTCTTTGAGACTCAATTCATTCCAGTAACTCATTTTAACCAGTGCGTTGACAAGCGGTGTGTAATCTCCACTGACGATGGCTTGTTGTTCTTTTGGTGTGAACTTATTCCATGAAACAAACTCGGTTATGATGTTAGCTAAGTCTTTTTGACCGGACGCCCTCACTAGAGCTGTCTTCTCTTGAACGGTCAGCGAATTCCACTTGTCGGTAGAGGCCATCGCCTCGACAATCATTTGCTTAGCATTTGAGCTAATCTTGGCATTCTTTAGGTCAAATTTAAGACGTTTCCAACCATCTTCCGTGCTTGCGGTATCCTTTAGAACTTGTGGCAGATTGGTGACAACTTTACCAGTTTTAGGATCTAGTACAAGGTTGTTCCAATCGTTACCAGCCTTCTGGACACTCTTGCTCATATTGGAATTAACGGCGGCCGCAAATTGCTTACTATCTTTGACACCCTTACTCATTGCCTCTGAATAAGCGCTCATTGCTTTTTTAGCTTGAGACGCCGTCGCACCAAACTCTGTTTGAAGTTGTTCTTGAATCGTCTTGTTGGATAGTCCTTGCGCTTTCATTGCTTGGATCGCACCCGCATAAATCACGCTCATGTTGCTTTGATGATCTTTTTCCAGCTTTTCAAGATCTTTATTCTTTTGAGCCGTACTCAACTCAGCAGAGTTTTTAATGGCAGCATAATGTTTGCCATAAGTATCAGTTTCGTCAGCAAATGCCTGTTGCATCTGGCTGTATTGTTCCTTAGCCGCTGCTTGACTCATCCGAATCTTTTCGCCATTAATAGCTTTTAAGACATTTGCTTGTTGGGTACCGGAAATTCTAAGTGTCTTAACGGCCTCGGCTGCACTGCTCTTGCGCAAATTATCCAGAATCTGAATTTGATCTCGAGTAAATTCGGCATGTTCTTTGCTGGCAGATTCAGTAATTGACTTAGCTTGTTTGGCATTAGCCTCAATTTGCTTGATGCGTGCATCGTCGGCCTTCTTCATTTCTGCTGCGTCTTTACGGATCTGATCAGCAGTCGATCCACCGACTTGCTTCGCCAACTTGTCGAGTGCGGTTTGGGTATTTTTGGACGATTCTTTAGCGGCCTTCGTAATATTATCAAAACCGTTGGCGATCGTTTTGGCATTTTCTTTGACAGTGTGGTTAGTGTCAGTGAAAGCACCACTGATCTTGCCAGAAGCGTCTCGCATCTTAGTT